GCTGCGTGTTGGTTCGGAACTCGATCATGGGGATCTCCTGATCCTCCCGCCTGACCGCCGGCGCCGCTGACCTCGGGAGGAGAGAGGAAGGTCAGCGGCGACGGGTCTTGCGGTCATCCGCAGCTGGGAGGAGGAGTGCAGCGGATGAAGAGCTTATAGTGGGATTATTCCCACTCGTCAACGGTGGAAATGGGAAATTACCCATTTTTTTTTGACAATTTGGCCCAAGGTGAAAAACTACGTCAGCAACCAGAGGTGGCCGGAGGGGAATATGAAGAAATTACTGTTGGCGCTCACGATGTTGCTGCCTGCGGCGCAGGCGGCGGCGGGCGTGCTCCAATGGAGCGTGACGGAAAAAGAGGACCCGTTCGACAACAAGGGCAAGATGACCCTGACTTATATCGACAGTCGCGATAGCGGGGTGTTGATCATGTGCGAGCAGGGGAGCGGCAAGATCACAGTGCGCCGAGCCACTTCATTTCCCTTCGACCAGAGTTCGCCGCCAGCGTCTGTGGTTCAAATGGCCATCATCGTCGACAAGGGCGAATCTCATCTCGGTTTCGCTTCGACGGATATGCTGGGCACCGGCAATATCGGCTTTGACATGGAGCGCAGCGACGAATCTGCGAGACGCCTTCTGAACGAAATGCGCGACGGCAAATCCAAGATGTTCATGAAGATCGGAGAAGCGGATCCTGAGCAGTTCAGCCTGCGAGGATCGACAAAGGCTGCTCAACGGGCTTTGGCATTTTGTTTCTGATCACTTGCGGGCAATGTGGCCGCAGATCCGGCCGATAATCGTCACTTGAGATAGCTCCGCTGTAAAAGTTTCGAGCGACGGATTGTCAGAAATTATCCGCACCTGAGTCGGGTTCGAGAACGGCACGCGCTGCAGGCGCTTGATCTGCGGCTCGGAATAGCCGTCACTGATGGCATAGACTGTATCCGCGACGAAGCTGTTCTGCATGAGGTCTATTAAAACTCGATCGCCGGGCTGGTAGGTCGGTGTCATCGAATCGCCAATGACTTCCATGACGATCGTGTGGCCCGGGGACGCCTTGATCTCATCCCTCAGATAGCTTTGAGGCAAAAGCCATTCCGCTATCACGCGGTGCCCAGACAAGACGCCGTCCTGGATCGGCAGGCTGATGATTTCGCCAACGCTTCCTTCACCTGCACCAAGTCTGCCATCAAGCTCGGGCAGGGCGCCTCTTACCTCCGGTTGCCACCGCTCGCGGGCATAGCCGCGTTCCGGCTTAGCATCCGCATCTTCGGGAGCATCCGGATCAAACGAGGAAACAAGGCTTCGCCGCGTTTCGCCTTGCGCGATCCTGAGTTCGTTTCTGGCCAAGGCGTCGGGGTCCAGGCTGAGAGCGCGCGCGAGGTCTGCGACCTTATCGCTCCTGACCGACTTCTTGCGGCCTTCGACGATGTCGCGGATGAAGGTTCGCTCGATCCCTGCCTGAGTAGCTGCCTCAACAGCTCCAATCCCAAGTTGATCAAGACGTTCGGTCACGATGTCTTTCAGAGTCGCCATGACATGCATTGTAGGAAAAATCCTATTGAATGGGGAAATCGGAAATTTCCCATTGAAAGATGGGAAAAATCCCATTATTAGACGCGTATGGAAAAAGCTCTCGCTTCACATCTGCTCTGCCTGGTCGCTGCCTATAGCGAAGCATGCCAGCTGAACGAATCCACAGTCGGGCGCTTCTGCGCTGCAGACGGTCGGTTCTTCCTGCGGATTCGCGAAGGCAAGACTTTCACGGTCAAGAAGTATGACGAAGTCGTCAGCTGGTTTTCGACGCACTGGCCCTTGGGGCTGGACTGGCCGCGCGAGATCGAGCGACCTGTTCTTCACGCGGAGGCTGCCGAATGAGCCGCGCCTCTTCACCAATCGGGCGTCTGCCCGTCGTCTGCCTGGGTGACTTGTATCATCCAATCCCTGACCGCCCGGCAGGCGAACTTGTCCGGTCTTGTGATGGGGCCGGCTGCAAGGCTGCTGCGGGGGCGTCCAGTGGCCGCCACCCGACGAAACGTTCCCGCAGCGGTTTGAGGTTTTCTTTCGCTCACGGCGCGCATCGCCTGCGCGGGCGCGCCGGACGACCGGCGACGGGCTATCGCCCTGTAATTCACGTCTCCCTGATGCGCGGCCTTCTCTGGTCAGCCGCGCCAACTGCCCGGAGCGCCGCGTTTCGGCGGACCTCATCAGAAGCGCTGGCTGCTCCGGGCCTTTCTCTTTGCCATCCCAGCCGTGCGCCCGTACCCGTGCTGGCTGGTTGTGGCGGACGGGCGAGCGGTGTTTGCGCGGTTGCGCCGCTCGCTCGTCTTGCCGTCTCGTTTCCGCGCGCATGCGGGCCTCCGTGATCTGATGCATCGAGCCTTACGCTACGTAAGGCGCCGTCTTCACCGAATGAATTTGAAGCCTTGATTCCTTGACTGAACGAGGGAGCGATTTCGTGCGCGTCATTTCCGACAAACAGGCCCTTGCATTGAAAGCCGCGACCCGCCGGGCCGTCGACATGGCCGGCGGGTCTGACAGTTTTCAGCATGTCACGCGTGTAGGGCAGGGGCAGCTTTCGAAATATGGGCTGACCGGTGAGGATCACCAGTCGAGCTTCATGCCGATCGACATCGCACTTGAGGCCGATCTCGAGGCGGGTTCGCCCGTCATCATCGAAAAGCTCGCGGCGCTGATGGGTTCCTGAAACGGCAGCCCGGAAGCCAGAACCCGCTGACAGGCAAGACAGATCCAAACGGTCAGAAGATCACGGAGATCCGGCCGGGCCAGATCCAGGACATCGGCGATTCCGACATCGTCTTTGCCAACCCGTCCAGCACGTCGCAATTCGAGGCTGCCTCGATGATGGGCCTGTTCGGCATGGCTGCCGGTGCAGGTATCACCCACGACCAGCTGACGGGCGACCTTCGTCAGGCAAACTATTCGTCGCTGCGCGCCGGCAAGATCGAGTTTCGCCGATTGATCGAGCAGATGCAGTGGCATGTGATCGTGCCCATGCTGTGCCGTCCGGTCGATCGCAAGTTCGAGCAGCTGGCTGTCATGGCCGGCATCCTGCGCCGTAAGCCCGAGGGCTACCGCGTCAAGCATGTCATGCCGGCGATCGAGCCCATTGATCCAAAGAAGGATCTGGAAGCCGACATCCTAGCCGTGCGCTCGGGGCGCATGTCCCCGCAGGAATTCATTTCGGGCTGGGGTCGAGACTGGCGCACTGTCGTCACCGACTTCGATGCCTTCTTCAGCTTCTGCGATGCGAACGGCTTGCAGGGCCTGATGTTCGACCTCGACCCGCGTCGGCCGCAAAGCGGGCCCGTGCCGCAGGCACAGACAGGAGAAAATACCAATGTCTAGCGTCATTCATCTTCCGAAGATGCACCGCGACGCGGAGCTGCGTGCCGCGTCCTATGACGAGAGCGACAACACGATCGAGGTTGTCTGGACCACTGGCGCGACCGGGCGCCGGGTCACCTGGATGGAAGGCGAGTTTGACGAAGAGCTTGTCGTTGACCAGCGCAGCGTTCGTCTCGATCGATTGAATGCCGGTGCGCCTTTTCTCGATACGCATCAGCGCTGGGGTCTCGATGCCGTGATCGGTTCAGTCGTGCCCGGCTCTGCCCGGCTCGAAGCTGGGCTTGGTCTCTGCCGCGTCATGCTGTCCAAGGCGGAAGGTGCCGTCGACCGTGTGGCCCGGATCATCGAGGGCACCGTCAAGAACGTGTCGGTGGGTTCCGAAGCGCGCTCGCATCCCAGTGCCGATGGCCGGCGGGTGATGCATCGGGCGCCGCCGCGCGAGGTGTCGATCCGGCTGGTCGAAGGCCAGAAGCTGAAAAGCGGTGATGTGCTGCGTCGTCACGAAGACGACCAGTGGTTTTCAATTTCATCCTTCAATCCTGATGGCGTGGGCACGGTGCTTGCCCTTGTGACGCCATCCGCGCCGCTGGAACTCTGAGCCATGCTGTCCGTCGAAGCGCTGCGGCTCGTGACCATGGAAGTGCTGCGACCGCATGCGGCCGTGGTCGCCAAGGCCGGTTTCCCGACCGTGGCCGGACCGCGTGTCTATGACAGCCAGGAGATCCCGCTGCAGGCGATCGACCCTGATCGGCAGTATACGCCTGTCATCGGGCTCTACAGCGGCGATGCCTCCAGCACCCCGCGGGGCGAGGCCAGCGATTTTACAGATTCCGATCATCGGGCGGTGCTCGATATTGTCGTCGAACTGGCGATCCGCGCTGCGGACGACAATGGCGAATTTGCCGATGCCATGGCTGCCAATGATCCGCAGGCACGGCTGGTGCTGTCGGCGCTCTGCTCGAAGATCCGTTTTCTTCTGCAACGATCGGCCAAGGGCGTTCTCTGGCGCAAGCTGGTCAAGCGGGTGGTGAGCTGCGAGGCCATGCCCTTTGCCATTCCGGATCTCGGCCTGCGCTTCCAGCGCGTGACGCTGCGCTACACCGTCGAGCTGCGCGACGATTGCTACGACCTCGACAGTGGCGGATTGCCCGAGCCGCTGCGCTCGGTGGCGGCGAGCCTGCCGGCGGGCAGTTACGCGAAAGAGAAGCTGGCGGAATTGGCAGGCTATTTCCTCGCCGAGACGCCTGATGCGCTCGAAGAGATAGCAGGGGCGGTGAAGCTGCCTGGTGCGGAACAGATTGAAGCTGGCTGGACTGCCGGCACCTGATCACGAGGACAGCCATGACGAAACTCTATGTACCCGGGCCCGGTCGCACGATCCCCGGCGGTTGGCCTGAGGCTGGCCGCGCGATCGACGACACGAGCCGGTTGCATCGCAACTATGTGCGCGACGGCGACCTGGTCGAGGCGCCTGAACCCCTGACACCTGACACGGAAGCGCCGGCCAAGCCGCGCGCGAAAAAGGAGACAAACCATGGTGAGTAGTATCCCAAGCGGCATCGTGGCGCCTCTTCTGGCCTTCGACGTCGAGAGCGGCGGACAGTTTCAGTCCGAGACCCGCATGATCCTGCTCGGTCACGGCCTTGCAGCCGGTGCGCTGGTGGCTGGTTCCATCGCGGCCTGCGGCTCCGTTTCCGAGGCGCGCTATCTGGCCGGCCGTGGCTCGATGCTGGAAAGCATGTTCATCCGTGCACGGCAGAATGCACCGGCGCAGGAAATCTGGCTCGGTCGTGTCGACGAAGCGACGACGGCGCAGGTTCGCACCGTGACGGTCGGCACGCCGCCGGCAGCCGGCGGTCAGGGCGTGCTGCAGATCGCGGGCGAATCCGTCGCGGTCAATATCGCGGCTGGTGACAATGCGGCGACCGTCGCGACGGCCCTTCGCGATGCCATCAACGCCTATATCAACCCGGTCACCAAGATCTCGCTACCATTCGTGGCGACGGCCTCGACGAATGTCGTCTCGCTGACGGCGCGGCACAAGGGCACTTATGCCGATGCGCTCGACGTCTTCGTGCCAGTGCTCGAAGGTGCCAATGCCTTTACCGGTCTCTTCACCTTTGCCGTTGGCACGGCGAGTGCTGGGGTTCCCGATGTTGCGGCGGTGCTCGCTGCCATGGGCGACGATCCCTTCGAGATCGTGGTCTCGGCTTTCGGCGACGACGCCAACCGGCTCAAGCTCGACAATTTCCACAACAACACCTCGGGCCGCTGGTCCTATGCCCAGCAGCTCTATGGCCATGTCTTCTATCCGCGCCGGGACACGGTGGCGAACCTTGTGACCGCAGGTCTTGCACGCAACAGCTGGCATATCTCGCTGATCCCGCTGATGGCGACGGCGTCTGGCATGGCGACGCCGGACTACGAATTCGTGTCCGCGCTCGTCGCCCGTGTTGCGCCGTTGTTCGACGGCGGCTCTAACGGGCTTGTCTCGGTCAACCAGTCTGGCCTTGAGGTCGACGGCGTTCTTGCGCCTCGGGACCGGGATTACTGGCCCGACTATGCGACGCGCGACACACTGCTGAAGAACGGCGTTTCTGCCTGGTATGTGGACCGCTCCGGCCGGATCCGGATCGACAAGCTGATCACGCAGCAGCAGACGACCAACGGCGTGCCGGATACGGCGCTGCGGGATATCCAGGCGGTTTATCAGATCACCTATGCGCTTAAGTATTTCCGGGCGCAGCTCGCCTTCGAGCATTCGAACAAGGCCATCGTCGACGATAATCCGGCGAACCTCGATGCGCTGCGCACGGTGAAGGACATCCGGGCGACGCTGGTCAATTCGACCATCGAGCTGCAGCAGCGCGGCGTGCTCGAAGCGTCCAATGCCGTGCTCGACGAGATCTCGGTGACGCGCAATGCGGACAACCCGAACCGCGTCGACATCATCCTGCCGATGGACCGGGCGAACCCGCTCGACATCTTCGCCGGTCTCGCCCGCGTCTACGCCGAGACCTGAGCCGCATTCCTCCGTGTGACGGGCTGATGCCCGTCGCCCTTTCTTTCAGCCATCTCAGGAGCACCGATCATGGCAGGCAGTGATTTCGGCGGGCGTATGTCTGTCCGCCTCTCCAGCGGTTCCACGATCTCGTTTCGCGGCACCTTCAATGTAATGCCGGCACGGCAGAGCGTCGAGGCCATCACCAACCAGGACGGCTCTACCGATCGCGTAGGCACTCCAGTGTCACCTGGTGCTGAACTCACCTTCAAGGACAGCGGCGACAATCTCGCGGCTATTATGGAAGCGCCTCGGCAGAACATCGTCGTGAGCGAAGAATTCACTGGAGTTCAGCATCACTTCATCAGCGCGTTTTTTTCCGGACAGCCTAGCGTGAACCGGAACAACGGCGAAGTTTCTGGCCTGTCTATCGTTGCCGAGACCTATCGCAAGACGGGTGGTTAATCGTGAACGAGAAGACCATCCCGCTTTCAAAGCGATACGAAGTCCCAGGCGAGGCGCCGTTTGAGGCACTCGTTCTTCGCGAGCCTACCTACCACGATATTTTTATGAGTGGGCTCGGTCGCCCTGTCGAATGGCAGCCCAGCAAAACCGGGGATTTCGTTCGCATTGTCTACCCCGAGGTAATCGATGCCTACGTCGTGCGCCTTCTCAAGTCGCCTGCCTACGGGGCGATCTCGGGACTTGAGGCCGCGGATGCGCTTCTCCTTGCGGAGGAGATTTGCGGTTTTTTTCGTTTGAAGCCGGAATCCAAGAAGCCTGCGACCGGCTCGTCTTCTGGCTGAAGTGGTCACCTCTCGTCGTTGAGGCGATGACGATCCCGCAGATCCTTTACTGGGTCGATCGTTCGGGCAAATTAAAGGAAGCATCCGTTGACGCGTGAAGTCGAAGCCAGGCTGAAGATATCTGCCGTCGACCGAACAGGGCGCGTGCTGAAGAATGTCGGCGACAAGTTGCAGCAGGTCAACGGTCGTGCCGAGCAATACAACCGGTCGATGGGGCTGATGGGTCGTATCGGTGACGTAGCCATGGGCAGGCTCATGCTGCTCGGCGCTACCGGTTTCACAGCGGCCGGCGCAGGGGCCATCTACGCCACGAAGCAGGCAGCGAAGTTCGAAGAATCTCTCTTCGCGATACAGAAAAAGAGTGGCGCCACCGCGCAAGAGATGGAGAAGCTGGGATCCGAGATAAAGGATCTCTCGACCCAGATGCCCGTCTCCGTCGACGAGATCGCGTCGGCATTCGAGCGCGGTGCTGCAGCTGGCATTCCGCTCGATGAGTTGAAGGAATTTGCAAGGCTTACGGCTGGTGTCGCCGATGCCTGGGAGACTACAGCCGAGAATGTGGGCAACACCTTTGCCGGCTTTACTGCTGGCATGGGAATGAGCCGTGGCGATCTTGAATCCTATGCGAGCCTCATAAACGATCTGGCAGACGCAGGCATCGCTGATGAAACCGGCATCGCCGACTTCATCGATCGTGCTGGGGCGAGCCTGAAAAACTTCGGCATGACCCCTGAGGAGATTGCGGCTTACGGTGCATCACTTCTGAACCTCAAGATGCCGGCCGAAGTCGCGGCGCGCGCTATGGATACGGTCACCGGAAAGCTTCTTGCCCCGGAAAACCTGAGCCCGAAAGCCGCTGGCGCGCTCGAAGGCATCGTCGGCGATATGGAAGCTTTTGCGAAGCTCGCTGGCAATGAGAAGTTTACCTTCTTTATCGACCGTCTGGACAAGCTCAGCTCGCAACGCCGTGCAAGTCTCCTTGGCGCCCTTCTGGGCGAAGGGTTTGATGACGAGATCATGCGTCTGGTCTCAGGCTCTGACGAGATGCGGCGCAATCTGGAAATGGCGAGCAAGCACGTCGCCAATCCGTCGACCTCGATCATTGATGCGCAACTCAAAAAACTCGAGTTGTTCAACTCCCAGCTTCAGATCATGCAGAACCACTTTAGCGTCATCGCAACGGATCTTGGTGACAAGGCACTTCCGGCGCTGACTGAGGTCGCCAAGCAGATCAATGATGCTCTCGACGGCGGCAGGGCGCGTGGCAAGGCGCTGGAGAATATGTCTGCTGCCGAGCGTGGTCAGCAGGAAGAGTGGTTCTACAAGCGACTGCTCGAAGAAGAGGGCGGTAACGTTACAAGGCGCCAGTATAACATGGCCTATCAGTCTGCCCTTGAAATGGTCGGGCGTGGCGAGATCCAAGATGTCTACGACTATCTTGATCGCCTGAAGACCAATAACCGATACACCAGGCAACAGAACCTGCCTTCGGTCGGGCGGCAGGGCTATCGGTCCGCTTCAGCCCCAGAAGTTGCTCCCGGTGAAGGGCTGAGCGTCGCGGAGCAGTATCAGCTCTATGGGATGGCGCAGAAAAGCGCGCGCGATCCGAAGCGTGAGGTAAGATCTGCCCTCCTCAAGATGGCCGATCCTTCGCAGCTTGGCATGGCCGGAATGGGCGGCACGCTGATCGAGGATGCCAGCCGGGCGGGCGACGAAATCAAGACTCGCAGCGAAGAGGCTGGCAACAATCTGGCCAAGGGTGGCGAGCAGGCGGCATCTGCCATGGAGCGGGCGGCACAGGCGATACTCAGTGCCGCCACGGCGATCTCGCGGCTCGGCAATTTCTCAGGCGGTGGCGGCACGGGCGTGAATGCCAATACAGGCCGCAGCATGCCGGCGGCTGCCGGTCGGCCGGCCGGGACCGGGCGGCAGTAAGGGGTCACTATGCGGAACTGGGCGGCGACGCTGCGCAAGGCGAGCTTTCGGGGTGTCGACTTCTATGTCGATGTCGACGACTTGGGCGGTGGCAAGCGGATTGCGCGGCATGAATATGCCGGGGGCGCGAACTACTATCTCGAGGAGATGGGCCACGCGATCCCGGCGATCAATGTCACGGCCTATCTACTCGGCGACCAGAGCGACGCCCAGGCGCTGTCGTTGCAGCGCGTGTGTCTGGCGGCAGGGCCCGGGCGGCTCGTGCTGCCGATCGACAGCGGGCGGCTGGCGCGCATCGAGAGTTTCAGCCGGGTGCGCGAGAAGGATCGCGCCGGCTTCATCGCCTTCGGCTTTACCGCCATTCCGGAATCTAGCCTGCCCGGCGGCGTGCTCGGCCTTGGGGACATCAGGTCTGTTCTCTCGGGCGGTATCGCTTCAGCCTTTCCGGCGCTGGCCTCGGTCTACGCGCAAATCGGCGACGTGATTGCGGTGGCGAACTGGATGTATTCGGTGGGCTCGCTTGCCGTTTCCGATGCCATCGATCTTGCGCGGCTCGTCGACCTGACGCTCGCCTCGGGCGTCGATACCGTCGACAGCTTTTTCGGCACGGCGCTGGAGGCCTCGCGGATCATCGGTGAAAGCGTGGTGACGCCTGCCGGCTTCGACAGCATCAAGCCTGCGCGGTTCGACAGCCCTGCTGCAACTGATCTGCATGTGCTGGTCGATGCCATTGTGACAGCGACGGCAGCGCCGCAGGTGGCCTGGATCTCACGGCCGCAGGCGCGGGCAGCAAGGCAGGTGGTTGAGGGCAAGGGGGAATGGGCGCTGGCCGTTCTCTCAAGGCTTGGGCCAGAGCATGTCGATCTCTATGTCGCGGTGTCGCGGCTGGTTGAGACCTCGGTCCGGATCGTGTCCGATCGTGCGGCGGATGCCGTGCCGGTGGTCCGCGTGGAAACGGGCATCTCGCTGGCGTCGACGGTGCTGGCCTATCAGCTTTACGGCGATGCCAAGCGGGCGGAAGGCCTGGTCGATATCGCACGCGTGGGAACGCCGATGCTGATGCCCGTCTCCTTCGAGGCGTTGGAATCCTAGTCCTCACGCTATCGCGGGCTTTGCCCGCTGCGCTCCGGACGGGGCGCCGGACGACCGGCGACGGGCTAGCGCCCTGTATGGGCGCGATACGGAATCGGAAAGCGGGATTTTATGGTTCTTCCTTTGAGCACCGGGCCGCTGGAGCGGATCGTCTGTGACGGTCTGCCTGAGGTCAAAAGCTTAAGCATGAGTGTCTCGGCTGAAGAGGCGGCGCGGACGGCGAGCGGGGAATTCGTGATCGTCGGGCCGGGGCTTCCGGCTTTTCCGGGGCTGGAAACGGCGGTCAGGGCGAGCGGCGATCTCATGCTCACCGGCTATGTGCGGGACGTGAATACCGGATATACCGAGCAAGACCGCACGCTCTCGCTCGGGCTGGTCTCGCGGACCGTCGACATGATCGAGGCCTCGGCGATCCACAAGAGCGGCGAGATCCTGAATAAGGACCTGGTCGCGATTGCGAAAGAGCTCGACAGCTACGGCGTCGGGATCGAGACGGATGGCTCGAGCTTTCCGGTCGAGATCCGGCACAAGCTCATGCTGGGCGAGACGGGGTTTTCCTCGATCGAGCGGCGGGCAAGGGCGCGCGGGGCGCTGCTCTATGATACGCCGAAAGGTCGGCTGAAGATCGCGACCAAGCCTGAAGGCATTCATGCGGGAACGCTGAAGCGTGGCGTCAACATTCTCGGCGGTGCCAGCGCCAGCTTTACCGAGGAAGGTCGCTATAGCGAGACGCAGATCCGGGGGCAGCAGAGCGAGGGTAGCGAAAAGCAGCATCTTCGCCCGCAGACCAAGGTCAGCGACACGGGCGTGACGCGCAAGCGTGTCCTCATCCTGCCTCAGGAAGGCGAGGGCACGATCGACCGGATGCGCAAGCGCGCGATCTGGCAGGCGCGGCGGGCAGCCGGCAACAGCGTGACGGCTTCGATTCCGGTGAGTGGCTGGCGCGACGACAATGGCCGTCTCTATGCGCCGAACTGGCTGGTGCAGGTCGATGACGACTTTCTCGGTATCGAGGGGGTGATGATCATCAAGAGCGTCAGCTTTGAGCAGAGCGACCGCACCTTCGCGGTTCTGTCGCTGGCCGATCCCAGGGCGCTCGGTGGCGACAATCCGCGTGGCAAGACGAGTGCCGGCTATGGTGCGCCAGGCGTGATCGAAGCGGAGTACGAAGACGAATGATGCGCTTCGATTTCGACGGTCGCCTGAAGGAGCGCAATGGGCAGCAATTCGTCTCCGGACGCGCCGCCTATGGCGACGGGTGGACTGATATCCACCGGATCGAGCCGCATGGCTTTGCTTCCTCGCCGGTCAAGGGCGCCAAGGGGCTCATCCTACCCTCGCGCTATGACCCTGAACTCGCCTTCGTACTGGGGCTCGAGAGCCCGGGGCATCGTCCGAAAGATCTGCCGGCAGGCGGGACGGCGATCTATGACGCGGCGGGCAATGTGACGAAATATGTGATGGGCGACGGGGTGACGGTCGACGTTGCCGGCAATGCCTATGTCATCCGCAAGGGTGGCGTCTCGCTGACGATCTCGGCCGAGGGCGTGGCGATCGAGGGCGGGCAGGTGACGCATAACGGCAAGAATATCGGCGACACGCACACGCATGGCGGCGTGCTGACTGGCTCGGCTTCCACTTCCATTCCGAACTGAGGTTCCCATGATCCGCATAATCTCGATCGAGGATACGGCCGAGCCGTATCGCGCGCCGGATCTGGGCTGGGATGGGGTGGCGGGGGATCTGATCCTCAACGCGCTCACGCATCCGACAGCGCCGGGGGATTTCAGGGCAGAGCAGGGTTTGGCAACGCAGATCCTGATCCTGCTGATGACCGACGTCAGGGTCGAGGAGAGTGAGCTGCGGCATGGCGAGGCCAATCGGGGCTGGCTTGGCGACAGCTTCGACATTCAGGACGGCGAGGGGCCGCTTGGCTCGCGGCTCTGGCTGCTGAGGCGCACCGCCATCACGGATCAGACGGCGGTGCTGGTCGAAGACTATGTGCGCGAGGCGCTGCAGCCTCTTGTTGATCAGGAGGCGATTGCCTCGCTCGATGTCACCGTGACCGTCGACAAGCCGGGTAATCGCGTCGACTGGCTCGTGAATACCTATGGCCGCGATGGTGCGCGGTCGTTCAACGGAAAATACCAACTGTTCTGGGAGCAGCTCAATGGCGTGGCAAATCCGCTCGCTCGATGACGCGTCGGCCG